AAGAATATGGTGAGACAATCGCCATATTTGAGCAAATATATAACAAGTCGCAAATCTGATTTATATTGCGATTACAACTTCGGAGTATATCAACCACTTTCCAGTGATTCAGATACTCTTGATGGTTTGAATCCTTCGATGGTCATTCTTGATGAATGTCACGCTATCAAGGACCGAAATCTTTACGATGTAATGAAGCAAGCTCTTTCTGCAGAGTCAAGAGAGCAGCCTTTATTCCTAACCATCACAACAAGCGGTTTCATCCGTGATGGAATATATGATGAATTATATGATTACGCTGAACAGGTGCTCAATGGTGAAGTAGACGATGAGCACTTTATTTCATTCATTTATGAGCTCGATTCAATGGATGAATGGCTCAAAGAAGATTGCTGGATTAAAGCTAATCCTGGACTTGGCACAGTTAAATCTCTTGCTAAGCTTCGCCAGGCAGTACAAAGAGCAATCGTTCAGCCTAACTACAGAAAGACAGTTCTCACCAAGGACTTCAACCTGAAGAACATCACTTCAGCAGCATGGCTCAAGTGGGAAGAGATTGAAAATCCTGAGACATTCGACATGGAGCTTGTTAGAAATACATATGCCATAGCTGGCGCGGATTTATCTCAGATTCGAGATTTGACATGTGCATCACTTCTGATCAGGCGAAGGAATGATGAAAAGATATATTTATTGCAGCATTATTTCCTTCCAAGAGTGAGAGTTGAAGAGCTGGAAGAACGAAACTCAAAAGAAGCTCCATATATGAAATGGCATGAGCGTGGCCTTTTGACTTTATGCGATGGCGAAATGGTTCAGTACTCAGATGTGACAGCCTGGTACAAGCAGATGCATGATGAATATCAAATAGATATCTTCAAAGGCGGTTACGATCGAGCGATGGCTGATTATTGGGTTCAAGAAATGGAAGCTGAATTCGGCAAAGTAATGGAAGCGGTCGCTCAGGGTGCTAAGACTTGGACGATGCCAATGAAAGAGATGGGAGCTCAGCTTGCAGAGCATAATATTAATTACAACAACAATCCGATTTTCAAGTGGTGTTTATCAAATACTGGTGTGAAATCGGTTGGAACACTTGAATCAATCGAGCCAGTAAAGCTTCAAAAAAGGCGAAGAATTGATGGCATGGTAAGCGCATTAAATGCGTATGTAATATACACAAAATACAGAAACGACTATCTCAATATGGTCGGATAAGGAGAGAACAATGGGCCTTTTAGACAGATTCAGATTTAGAAAACCTAGTGCAGAAGCCAGGGAAAGAAATCAGGGGAAGAGCATTCCCATCACCATCAATTGCTGGAACTACAGAAGATTTCATGGAGAGCTTCTAGATATTGATGCAGTTGTAGCTTGTATCGATGCACTAGCTCGAAATCTTGCAAAGATGAGGCTAACAGCAATCCGCCAAGTAAAGGATTCGGTTTCTGTGACAGATACCACATCAGATGTGGCCAAAGTTCTGAAAAAGCCAAATCAATATATGACTCAGTATGATTTTATCTATAAAGTCGCTGCTTTGTATTATGCATCAAACAATGTGTTTATTTGGCCAGAGTATGATGGAACAAAGCTGATTGCTTTGTGGCCTATAAATTATACTCGCTTCAAACTTTATGAAAAGGATGGAGTGAAGGTCGCAAGATTTGAGCTGCATCACAATCATTATTACACAGTGCCTTATTCAGATTTGATTCACCTGAGAAATCATTACTTCAATGATGAGCTTTATGGTGATGAAAATTCACCATTTTCACCAATTGCTGAATTGATGCATGCTCAGAATCAGGGAATCATTGAAGGCATCAAATCAAGTGCTTTGATTCGAGGTTTATTAATCGCAGCTGGAGTTGTAAAAGAGGAAGATCTGAAAAAAGCCAGGGAGCGATTCATCGAAGAAAATCTCGATGCTCAAAACAATGGCGGTGTAATGATTATCGATGGCAAGTTTGATTATAAGGACATGAAATCAACTCCATACATCATCGATGCAGACACCAGGAAGCAAACAAGAGAAAGCACATTTGATTACTTCGGTGTTAACGAAGAATTCGTTCAAAACAAATTTACTGCAGAAAAATATGAATCAGTATATGAAGGAAAGCTGGAGCCATTCGCGATTATGCTCACGGATGCGCTTACAGCTTTTTTGTTTACCGACAGAGAGCTTGGATTCGGCAATGAAATATATGCCAACATGAACAAAGTCAAGTATCAGAGCATCAGTTCAGTTGTTAGCATCGTGAACTCAACCAAGGAGCTTGGACTTTTCACTCGTGATGAGTACAGAGAGATGCTTGGCTATGAGCCACTAGGACCAGACAGAGGTGGCAATGAAATTATGATTGCTGTTAACAATTATCAATCAGATACACAAATCCAGGAAGGAGAAGAAAACAATGAAGAATAGAGAAATCCGAACAATAATCGGAAAGGTAGAAAGAAGAGCCACTGAAGATGGTCAGATCAGGTTAACTGGTCAGCCAATCGTATTCAATCAAAAAACAGATATCGGTGGATGGTTCTCTGAAGAGATTGCTCCTGAAGCAATCGATGATAGTGTACTTCGAGATGTTTGTTTCTTAGTAAATCATGATTTCAGCGGTATTCCGTTAGCAAGAAGCAGAAACAACAATGCTAATTCAAATTTAAGATTCACGAAAACAGATGCTGCAGTGGATATGGAAACGGACTTAGATCCAAGAAATCCAAAGGCTGTGGAATTAGATTCGGCAATTGAGCGAGGCGACATTCAAGGAATGAGCTTCGCTTTTATTGTAGATGGCGAAGTTTGGAGCAATCTGGATTCAGATTATCCAAATCGCAGAATCACTCACATTTCAGAAATCTTCGAAGTGAGTGCTGTTACATGGCCAGCCTATGAGGGAACTTCTATTCAATCTGAGAGATCACTGGAGAGTAGTCTTGAAAGCTTGAAGAGAGCGCGCGAAGAGCTGGAGAGCGCACGCGTGAGAAGTGCAAAAGTGGCTGAGCTTAACAACGAATTAAAGGAGATTCAGTCATGAAAGAAAAAAGATTAGCTGAAATCGCAGCTGAGCTTGCTGAAATCGAAGCAAGAGCAAATGGTCTTGAGCCACTCGCAGAAACAGCTGAACAGACTGCAATCGATGAGAGAAGCAAAGTTCTTTCTGAGATTAAAGAGTCGAGAGAGAAGCTCCTTGCTGAAAAGGAGCAGATTGAAGCTGAGATTCGTGCTGCAAAGGCAGTTGAAGAGAATCCAGGTTCAGCAACAGTTATCGAAAACGAAAAGAGAGGAGAAAAGGGAATGGAAAAAGAATTCAGAAATAGCCCTGAGTACATTGCTGCATATGCAAAGGCAATCAAGGGTGATTCAACAGATTTACGCGCACTCTTAACAGAGAACGCTCCTTCAGATGGCCAGGTGCCAATCCCAACATTCGCAGAAGAGCGAATCAGAACAGCATGGGAGACAGATGAGATTCTCAACAGAGTTGGAAAGACTTATGTAAAGGGCAATCTCAAGATTGGCTTCGAAATTTCAGGTTCAGATGCAGTTATTCATGTTGAGGGCGATGATGCTCCAGAAGAAGAAGAGTTAGTTCTTGGTGTTGTTGAGCTCGTTCCACAGAGCATCAAGAAGTGGATCACTATTTCTGATGAAGTGCTCGACATGAAGGATCAGGAGTTCATTGATTATGTATATGATGAGCTCGGTCACAGAATCGCAAAGGCAGCAGCTGATATTGTAGTTGCTAAAATCAAGGCCCTTCCACAGGCTTCAACAGCAACAACTCCAGCTGCAGCATTGATCACAGAAGCTCCTTCAGCTACAACAATGATCAATGCTATCGCTCAGCTTTCTGATGAGGCAACAAATAATGTTGCAATCATGAACAAGCTTACATGGGGCGAATTCAAGAGCATCACAACAGCTGACGGATATCCTCTTGCAGATCCATTCGCTGGCCTTGTTGTTCTATTCAACAACAGCTTAAAGGCATACAGCGCTGCTTCTGATAATGAGGTTTATGCAATTGTTGGTGATCTTGCAACAGGCTTCAGAGCAAACTTCCCTAACGGAGAGGAAATCAAGATCAAGATGGATGACCTTTCTCTTGCAGAGAAGGATCTTGTGAAGTTTGTTGGTCGTAAGTATGTTGCTCTTGAAGCAGTTGCTCCAGGAAGATTCACACTTATTGCTAAGCCAACAACTCCAGAGCCAACAACTCCAGAGCCTTAATCAAGGAGTTGTGATTGAAGATTAAGCTAACAGCTGAAACAAGAGTCCTTCTTTCGGCTGGGACAATTGTAGATGTTGATGCAAAGACAGCAGCGGCCATTCATACACTTGGCCGCTGCGTTTATGTAAAGGACACAGCTGAAGTGAAAAAAGCTGAAAAAGTAGAGCAGCAGCTGGAGCCTGAAAAGGTTGAAAGGCCAAAGAAGGCATCCAAAACAACAAAGAACTAAAGGGAGATTAGAGCCATGACCACACAAGAATTGATGGCATTTGTAAAAACATCGCTTCGAGTTGCAAGCGAATCATTTGATGATGAAATCCAAGCTTTAATTGATGCAGCTGAAGCTGACATTACCCAAGCGACAGATAAAGCTTTCGATATCACCGACAAAGTCCAGTGCAACGCAGTAGCAGTATATTGCCAGGCATACTTTGGTTATGGCGATGATAAAGCACTGGAGCGATACAAAAATATGCTGATTCAAATCGGCCTGAGAAAGATAAATGGTGCAGAAGAATGAGAGATGAAGGAAAGCTTAAATTTTATAATCTGCAGAACACAGCCCAAAGTGGGGCAATGCCTAAGCAACAGCTAGTAAGTCTCAAAATAGAAGGCTTCTATGCAAACAAGACCATCGGATTCAATCGCATGTATGCAGCTAAAGGAGCCAACATCAAGCTCGACAAGTTGATTCGAGTTTACAACACAGTGATTCCTGAAGATGCAAAGTATGTGATTCTTGAAGATGGCAGACAGTATCTGATTACAGATGCTGTGCAGATTGTAGATGAAGATTGCGTTGAATTATCTCTAGAAAGGTTAGGGAACTATTATGAAGTCGCTGACGACCCTTCTATCTGAGCCAATCACAGTATTTGGCCAGTTGGGATTTGTATATCACTATCACAAACCAGATGCAACTCAAGCTCCATATGCAGTATGGACGGAAACCGATGAGGAATCCTTCAATGCAGACAACGCAAAGAGCGAACGACAGCTGAACGGAACAATCGATTTCTATTCTCTTACTGAAGCCGACAGCAAGCTCGATACAATCGAGACTGCACTGGCTAAGATGGGAGCAACCTGGACACTTGCAAGTGTTCAGTTCGAGGAAGATACAAATTTAATCCATACCTCTTGGGATTGGAGTGTGACCTGATGGCTAAAGTAAAAACAACAGGATTAAATGAAACACTGAAAATGCTTGAAAGCATTGAAAGGAATACGGATGAAATTCTAGAGGATGTCCTTCGAGAAGGAGCAATGATTGCCACAGATGAAATGCGCTCGCAGATTTCAAAGCTCCGTACTTCTGACGAGTATGAAGGTGGAAATGGAAAGCGATACGCAAAGAAAAGTGATGTCCAAGGATTGCTTGATTCTTTAGGATTTGCTCCAGTTAGATTCAATAATTCGGTTGTTGATTCAAATATTGGCTTTGATGGATATAACGACAACAGAACCAAGAAATACCCAAAAGGACATGCGAATAGAATGGTTGCAAATGCAATCAATAGAGGTACAAGTTTCATGATTGCTCAGCCTTTTATCAATAGAACGAAAAAGGCAGCTGAAGCAAAGTGCAATCAAGAAATGCAAAAAAAGCTTGATGAAGAAATTCAAAAGCTTACTAAGTAAACGAAAGGAGAAATACGGAAATGGCAGCAGTAGGAAAAGTTACAATTGGCTTTTCAAAGCCTTATATCGCAAAGTACTCTGTAGCTGGCGGTGTAATTACATACAGCGATTGCCAGAAACTTGCGCGCGGTGTATCTGTTACAGCTTCGCCTGAAAGCTCAGACAACAACAACTTCTATGCAGATAACATTGTTGCAGAAAGCGATTCAGGTACATTCACAGGCGGAACAGTTACATTGACAGTTGATGGCCTTCTTCAGGATGCTGAAGCTCTTATTCAGGGATTGCCAGCAGCAGATGCAGATGGCTTCATCAATTATGATGATGATCAGGCAATTCCATATCTTGGAGTAGGATTCCTCATTGAAACAATGAGCGACAATGTTAGATATTGGACTCCAGTAGTATTCACTAAGGTTTCAGCAAATCAGATTGAGAATGAAGCTGAAACAGAAGGAGAAGAAATCGACTGGCAGACTCAGGAAATTGAGTTTAATATCTACAAGGATGATTCTGCAAAGCATTGCTGGAAGAGAGTTGGCGGAGAGATGGCAACTGAAGCAGCTGCGGAAGCAGCTCTTGTTGCAGCTCTTAGTTAAGCCACAACATAAAAATAGTTTGTAAAGGGAAGCCTTAGAGCTTCCCTTTTTTATTTAATCATGCGAGGAAAAAAAGATGGAAGAAAACAAAGTATTTGATTTAGGCGAATATCGCTTTGAAAGAACAGTCTGGGCTAATATTCAGCTTGCGAAATTATGTCCAGGCGGAAATATATCGAAGATTACAGAAATACTTGAAGATGAGGACATGGCAAATCAATTAAATGTAATCATGGATATTGTTTTAATTTTGAACGAAGCAGCTGAAAAGAAGGCTGCTTTTTTAGATCCAAATCACGAAAAGAAATTGTTAACTAGAGATTTACTTCTTTGTTTAGACGAGTCAAAGCTTTCTGATTTGTGCATGCAGTCGCTTGGAATATTCAAGGCTGATGGCAAAGTAACAGTCGATGCAGAGCCAAAAAAAGAAGAGGTCGAGGTGATCGAATCAGAATCAACGACAGCTGGCTCATTTACTTCGGCCATAAATTGAACATGACTCGTGAAGAAACAATGAATACAAGATATGGAGAATTTCTTGATTTGATTAATTGCAGAGCAATCGAATCTGGATCAGCAAAGCAAGTTATCAAATCAGGTCCAATGGATATATGGGATTTTTTAGCCTTAAAGTAAGGAGAAAACTATGGCAACGATTGGTGTAAAGATTGAGCTTGAAGGAGCGCCTCAATACAAAGAGAATATGTCAAATCTAACTGCTCAAACAAAGTTGTACCAGGCGCAACTTAAAAGATTAGAGCAAGAATTGAGCACAGGAGCTTCTGCCTTCAAAAAATCAAGAACTGAAGCAAAAGCATTAGAGCAACAGTTGGAAGCTCAGATGAATCAATCGAAGCTATTAGAAGAGCAGATTGCCAAAACTTCTGAAAAGTATGGCGAAGATTCAACCCAAGTTATTAGATTAAAAACTCAGTATGAAAAGCTTCAGACTGAGATCTCAAAAACAAGTGAAGCTTTAAAAGAGAATGGCGGTCTTGCTGGAGCAGTAGGAAAGCAATTCGAAGAAGTTGGAAACAAAATCAATGCTGTTGGCCAGAAGATTTCTTCAATTGGTGATCAGATGGCTGCAAAACTCACAGCTCCAATTGTGGCATTAGGTGGTGTCGCAGTACATGCAGCAGCTGACTTTGAGAGCGCAATGAGCAATGTCGCTGCAACAATGGGCTACACAGTTGAAGAATTAAATGATTCAACAAGCGATGCTGCTCAAACAATGGATCAACTTGGTGATTTTGCAAAGAAAATGGGAAAGACAACAGCTTTCTCAGCAGCTGAAGCAGCCGAAGCTTTGAATTATATGGCTCTTGCTGGATATGATGCAGAAACTTCAATGGAGATGCTTCCAACAGTTTTGGATCTTGCAGCAGCTGGCAATATCGACCTTGCATCTGCTTCAGATATGGTAACAGATGCACAATCAGCTCTCGGTCTTTCAGTAGAAGAGACAACATCTCTTGTTGATCAGATGGCCAAAGCTTCTTCAAAGAGCAATACATCTGTTGCGCAATTAGGCGAAGCAATGCTGACAATTGGCGCAACAGCTTCCAATGTTAGTGGTGGCACAGCTGAGCTTGCGACTTCTCTTGGTGTTCTTGCAGATAACGGAATCAAAGGAGCTGAAGGCGGAACACATCTGAGAAACATGATTCTATCACTTCAGGATGCAGCAGTTGATGGTGCTGTTGATTTTGGTGAGTTTTCTGTTCAAGTTTATGATTCTGAAGGAAACTTCAGAGCAGTATCTGAAATCATGCAAGATTTATCTTCAAACATGAACGGAATGACACAAGAATCAAAAGATGCTATTGTTTCAGGCATCTTCAATAAAACAGATCTTGCAGCAGTTAACGCAATGCTTGGCACATCTTCAGATAGATTCGATGAATTAAAAACTTCTATCGAAGGAGCTGAAGGTGCAGCATCTGCAATGGCAGCTGTTAAGCTTGATAATTTAAAGGGTAAAATTACTCTTTTAAAGTCAACTATGGAAGGCGCTGCAATTTCCATCGGTGAAGCATTACTGCCATATATTACAAAGCTGGTTGAAAAGGTTCAATCAACTGTTGATTGGTTTAATGATTTAAGCGACAGCCAGAAAGACTTGATTGTAAAAATAGCGCTTGTTGTTGCAGCCATTGGTCCAGTGCTTTCAGGAATTGGAAGAGTAACGAGTGGAGTTGGCTC